CGCATCACGGGTGTGTGTGGCACGCCGCTTGGCATCACGCAGGTTGGTGACAGCCTGGCCAGCGCTGTCTTTAATCAGCATCTGAGCCCCGCCAAATCGCAGGGCGTACTTGCCCCTGCGCTCAACGATCTGTCCAGTGCCTTCTGTCCTCTTCTTTTGTGCCATTGTCCTGCTCCAGGGTGTATGGTTTGGCTCATCAGTGATCGGGGAACCGCCCCGACCAGACCAGGTTCACAGACCTGGTTTCGCCGGATCAGGTGACATCGTCGATGAGCCACTCCTCGCTGCCAGGACGCAACATCGTCATGTAGTAATCGCCGACCCTGTCAGCGTCCCAGTGGGCGATGACCCTGCAACCGATGATCAGTGTGACGATGTAGTCGACGATCGTCACTTTGATAGACTCGATCTGCAGCGATGTGCCACCGTAGTACTCGCAGACCCTGTCACGTATCTTGTTCGCCGTGCCTACCCCGATCTGGTCAACTGTGATGTCGGTGAATCCACCCAGGACGGATGGTTGTACTTTTCGACCATCAGCAAAAATGCTGCCTACATGACAAATGCGACGGTGACCTTGATCATAATCGTCGACCATGTACTCGCGATCGTCGACCAGGTTCTGCGCTACGCAGCTCCGCCGAATGATCTCAGCACTGGTTGCCAAGGCATCTTCATGGTCGTCGGTGAAATAATCACCATGGCGTTGATGGGCACCATTGATGTCGTAGCATTTTATGACGTAATCATATGGGTCGACCAGCATCCGCTGCCAGTCCGCCACGGTGATCGGTGATTTCTCAACGTCATACGATATCCGGGTGACGGCGGTGGTTTCCCACTGGGCAGCGGTGGTGGTGGTGGTGGTGGTCTTGTTCATGGTGTTTTTCTCCAGGGTTGGTTGTGGGGCGGTGATTCGCCCCGGTTGTGGTTAGGTGTTAGGCGGTGATGTTGTGAACGGGCGTGTAGCCCTTAAGTCTGTCCAAACTGAACATTTGAGTCTGGATCGTGTAAGTCGTATCTTTGCCAACGTCCTCATTTTTATGATGGGAAGAAGCGTGAAAAATTTGATTAACAAAGTTGCTCCCAACGATCTTTCCCGGCATTGTCACTAATGCCCAGTAGCCATCTGCCGATTGGGTGACTTCATATTCTCCGGGATGTACCTCTATGTCAGTGTACCAACTGGCAGTTTCATAGCCCCGACTATATACCCTTGGTTCAGCGAGCGTGAATGTTCCGATTGCTGTTGTCATGGTGTCTCTCCTCGGTTATCTGGCGCGGTGATTCGCGCCGGTTGCGGTTTGTGGTTAGGGTTTGTTATGGCTATGCTCCGAGGTAGGGCAACCCCGCTGTTATTTTCACGATGTGCCCGGACTTGAGTAGGGCGATATGGGAATCGGCGTCAGCGCAGGCCCACGTAAACCAGCGTTGCACATCGTCGCGCACCTGACCGTAGGGCCAACTACTGTACCCGCTGCGCCACTCTTCATCCGCCTGCTGCCGCTCGTCATCGTCCAGCGTATTGCTGCCGGTGATCGCGTACTCGGCGCAGACATCGACGGGTACTGCGTACTCGGCATTGCACCGGCACAGCAGGGGGGCAGCGTAGCCGCCACGGACATCGCAGCCCGTGTGGATTTGTATCACGATGATCGTGTCATCGTCAGCGTACAGGCCAGGCTCGGCGCTATCGCAGTCCTTGGGCACCAGGACGTTCCAGGTGAAAACCTGCGACAGGTCGTTCTCGTGATTATACACGTTGTCGGTGCCGTGCCCCTGGTAACGTACCGGCAGGTAGTCCTCGCCACGATCCAGAGTGTAGGGGGCGTCGTCCACCAGAAAAAACCGATGCAGGCTGTCAGCCCATGCCAGCTTGCCGTCATCCTGCTCCGCGTCCCACTCCAAAAATTTAGTGGTCAGGTCCTGGTCGATCACGTACTGATTCTCCAGCCACTTGGCTGTTTCTATCGTGGCGCTGCAGTCGGGATCATCCCAGGTCACCTCAGGGGTGTTATGGGTGATCGGGGGCTGGTCATAGATGCGTCCGTAGGCGCCTCCGCTGTCCAAGAAGTGACTGCCCGTATTCTCCCGACAGGATTCGGCGAACGAGTGCTGATCGGCGCTCCCGCCGTTCTCATTTTCAGTGGTCTTGTTCATGGTGTTTTTCTCCAGGGTGATGGGGGTCGCAGCCCCCGTTGTGGTTGTGGGTTAGGCGCAGGTAATATAAACCAGAACTGCCAGTGCTAGTGCCAGGATGGCGATTGCGTTTAGCTGGTATTCCGCCTCGGTCATCGTGTGTTTTTGTTTTTTATTGCGGTCGTTTTCTGGCATGATGTTACCCTCTCGGTTATATGGCGCGGTGATTCGCGCCGGTTGTGGTTGTTGTGGATTACCCGTTGTCATTATGCGAAGCGTAGCGGTTTAGCCCTGCAAGTATCCCCTCTGTCGTGCAATGGACGACTATCAGTTCCGCCCGAACAGAGTAGGTATCTTCCTCCTCTTGCTGCTCATCAAACGCCGCTATAGCCTCTGCTCTCGTCCTGTGATAGGAGCTGCCGCCGTCGTTCGTATCTGCTGTGTAGTTGTTCCTGTAAATCCTCATCCCTGACCCCTCGCCCGACATGCTGCTGCCTGCCGCCTGCCTGCCCTGCTACCCTGCCTCAGCCCTGTGTCTGTTTTTTTCACAGGAGGAGCCCGTAGCGCCACCTTGCTATTTGCATATCCATCTGGGTCAGGATGTCCACATGCTATCGCATAATACCACGCCTCTCCCCAGATTTCATCTAGTTTATCCTCTCTGCTTTCCATGGTTTCTTTCATCGTTCTCGCTCCTGGTTATCTGGCGCGGTCATTCGCGCCGGTTGCTGTTAGTGTCCGCAGATAAAAATCACTCTGCTGCGGGACAAATCTGTATCCACAAATTTTGACGATCTCACAACACGGACGCCGCTCCCGCCCTCGCGATCCTGCAACCACAAAGCGTTTTCGATCATAGTTAGCCAGCTATCGCGACCGTCGAGTATCATTCGGGCGAAACTCCCCAACCGCTCCTGCCCGTTATCAGTTACCTGTGCGTAGTGTGTCATATTCATTCCTCTCGGTTGTTATCTGGCGCGGTCATTCGCGCCGGTTGCGGTTGCGTTAAGCGATTGCGTTGATGTCATCCTGTGGTACGATTTTGGCGAACCGATCCCCAAGCCATTCGTTGATGTGATCGGTAGTTGTCGCACTGTACTTTTCCTCGGTTCGGATATAGCCACCACCAGATCGCCATCGAGGCGCCACAAACGCCGCGACCGGCGTCGAATAGCTGAAGAGTACAATATCGCCGCCTGCGGTCGTGATCTCAGTTTGATTTGGTGCAATGTGTCGGAGCGTCATGTTCATTCCTCTCGGTTGTGTGGCGCGGTGATTCGCGCCGGTTGTTGTGGTGGTTAGACGGTGGCCTTCGGCGCCTGGTCCCCTGCGGCGTCGATGTCCAGGATGTAGTCGGCGGCTTTAGCAGCCTTGCCGCTGGCCAAAACAATCGCCTTGGGATCTGATTGCAACTTTTTAATCCAGGACTGAATGTAGGCATCCCGGTTCGTAGCGATCGCAGGCTTGTCGATGCCCAGCACCGCCAGCACCATGGAGGCGCCCAGTTCCGCGACCAACTCCTCCCGGCTGTAGTCGGCGGAACCAAACGCCGCCTGCTTTTCAAACGCCCGTGCCAGCCTTGACTTGTGTCCAGTGCTGTGGACAGCTTCATGGGCCAGCGTAGCATAGTAAGACTCGCTGTCTTTGAACGACTGTACCGGCGGCATTTGCACGCGGTCATCACTGGGGCTGTAGTAGGCTTGATCACCCCCATTGGCGAAGCCGATCTTCTGATCAGCGATGAATCCCATTAGGGCCGCATCGGCAATGGCTATGGGCTCGATCTCCGTGACGTCCCCAGCATCGATCACCGGGGCCAGCTTGTCGAGGCGATTGCCCAGCTTCGCCAAGGCCTCAGCAGGCATGTCGCACTGGTCCACGTTGAACACGACGAACGACCGCAGGACGGGGAATGAACTGACAGCCTTCTCGCCCGTCGCCGGGTCGATCTCGTCCTTGCTGAGCAGCTTCCAGAAAACCGCGACCGTGCCGCGCTCCCCTTTCTTGACCATGCCGCCCAATTTTTTCGCCTGATTGAACGTGAGCCACCACTGGCTGCTGTAGCCCTTGGCTTGACGCATCATTTCCAACCAGAACCAATTGGTGCCACTGTAGGTCTTGCCCGTCGATACACTGCGGGGGGCGTCGCGCAGACCAGCTCCATCGGCGCCCCAGGGACGCTCCCAGGGGATGTTGCCCTGCTCCAGGCTGGCGATTACTGTGTCGGTGATCTCTTGGTACAGGTCGCGGCGGATTTTTTTTGTTTTCTTCATGGTGCTTTCCCTCCAGGGATTTGGTTGGTGCATTGCTGGCATCGTCAGGCGGCGGGAACAACCCCGCCGCGACGCACTCGCAGGTGCGTTTCGCCGTTTACTTGGTCACTTCCTTACGCGGGTCTGTCGTATATCCGTGTAACAGGTGACGAAGTTCAACGCACTGCTGTCGGGATCACCGTATTCCATATCGAACCCCGCGTCGGACAATTTCTCGCTCGCTTCGTCGGCCAGTTTCGCGGTGGTGGTATTGCGACCCCCGCACAGGAGCCGTGCGGCCCTCGCAACTTTGGCGTAATGCGTACTGAGTTCGTGCAGACGTTCGACGCCGCCGCTATTTGCGTGTATCTCTGTGCCGTTGTCCAGGGTGATCATGTACATAGTTTTCATCATGGTCTTCATGGTGTTCTCCAGGGTTATTTGGGGCGGTGATTCGCCCCGGTTGTGGTGGTGTAGGTTAGACGGTGAAGAGATCGGCGCCCGAGAATGCCCGTTCCCAGGTGGCCGTGATGTTGCGCCGGGCCTGAGCTGCGGCGTCCCAGCTCGTTGCTCCCTGCTCCCGCCGTGCACTGGCGTCCGCCGCATCGGCTACGAGATCGTCGATCTGTCCGTTGATGCGAATGAACCGCCGACTCGGGGACGGCCCAGGGTAGAGGCTCTCTGTGCCGACCAGCTCTGCCCGTCCAGTGGTCCCACAGCGATGGCAAGTGGGCTCCCTGCTCCCGCCGGTCAGGGTGATGTGGCGATGCAGGCACATGTGCGCTGCCCAAGCAGTGCTGGTGGTGGTGGTGGTGTTCATGGTGCTCTCCAGGGTGTTGTTGTGATGGGGGTCGCAGCCCCCGTTGTGGTGGTGGTGATTACTGACAGTCTGCGTCGTTGCAGGTGTCGGGATCTTGCGAGGTGTGACCCAGGGGGCACCCGCAACTGCTGCAGGTGCTGAACCCCTGCTCGATATCGACCAGGCCACCGACGTTCAGCCACTGGCCTTCGAACTTGAACACGCTGTTGACCTGCAGCCGGTGGACTGCGTCGATGTAGACGGTCTCACTCTGCGGGTCGATCATCTCGACCAGGGTCTGGCAGTCGAGCTGCACCAGCTCCGTGCTCGCGGTGTTGACGAACCCGTTGGTCATGGTGCGGGTGGTGATGCTGGTGTTCATGGTGCTCTCCAGGGTGATGGGTGAATAACAAACAGAATGAACCCACAATGTAATGCAGTACCAGCCACTTGTCAAGTCGCCCTTATAGGATAACATGCGCCCCTAAGGTGTGGCGGGGCAGTGGACGACGGCGGAATGCGGGCCAGAGCCTGGTGGAGGCCTATCCCGCCGTGCTTAGGCTGGTGCTGCGCAGCTGTGGCTGCTGGACCCCTGGACCCCTCCCACTACTGGGATAGTCCAGCATCCCGCCACATCTACTGTGTGGCGCTGATGTCATACTGTATACGAGCAGCAGCATGCTGGTCATGCAATAGGTCATGGTCGACCCGCCGTTCGCTCGCTGCTCTCACCGCTGCCCCCCTGACCCCTTGGGTGCCGGGGGGGGGTTGGACCCTCGGCCCCCGCCCATATACAGATATCTCCCCCTGACCCCGCTACCCTATTTTTTTTCCCAGGGAAATAATTTCCCACCTACAAAATACTAATAAAAACTTAACCCGCCCCGTACTGGCTTTTTTAGCCCCCCTCCGCCCAAGGTAACAACCTCGATCGCCGTTGTCAAGTACGGGGTGTGGTTTAGCGAATCCAAGCCAGTTCAGTTATTGAGCACGGGTTACGGAATACTTGACCGTCCTGTCTCGCCCTTCCTGCCAGATACGCATCCAAACTGCACCTAATGGCTTTGGTGGGCCTCCTCGCTCGATGTGCCATCCCCCGAAGCCATCTCCGTATTCATCTTTGTATGTGCCACAGCGTACATGGGTTTGCTCGTCCATGTAAATTTTTCCACTTCTGTTGATTCGTTCCCGAGCAATCGGCAGTATCCAGTTGTCATGCGTATGGCCGGTGACGACCAGGTCTGCGTCGGGCAAGAAAACTGACATTCGATTAGTCTGTATCACGCCGCGAGTAACAGGCCCACCGCCACCGGAGCCGTGAAAGTACTTCATTCGGATGACGTGTTTCTTCTCCCCACCGAGGTGAGCGCGGAGAATGATCCACCCCCCATATCCGCCAGCATGCACCTTTCCACCGGACATGTGGGACATCAGATCACAGGTGCGTTCGGTAATGTCCGTCTCATGCCGTTTAGTGATGGCCGTTTCATGGTTCCCTCGGCCCACGATAACGAAGTTCTCTGCATAGGGTGAGTAGAACTCGGCTGCATACTTGACTAAGGAATCGAGATATTCGCCATCCCTGTACTTCTCGCGTAGTGCGGATCGGTCGGCGCGCTTATCCCACTTACCCTGCATAGCACAATGCATGTCGCCTATGTCGATGATGCCTGCCTGGCGCTCGACGGCTTGTTTCAGGTGCTTGTTTTCCAACTCCCAATCAGTGTGTGCATTATCGTGGTGTCGATCGCTCGATAGCAAAAACCACTGCTCTTGGTCAACACTGGTCAGGTCGAAGGTCACGGCGTGTACGTTGCGAGTGACTTGCTGAACTGCGTGTCTTGCTTTCATAGACAGCCCTCTTTTGTGGATTTTAATCCTTACAGCTGACGAGCTGCAAGGTTATCTGATGAGCACTCATACTCCCTCCTGGTAGACATCATTGATCTTGCTGGCTATATCGTCCAGCTCATCAGGGGTCGTCAATTTGGCTTTGATTAGGATAGATGAGACAGCAGCCAGCAGAAGCCCTGACGTCACTACCTTCTCTTGCATGACGTCAAGGTCGCGCTGGGCGTAGTGGCTGATCCGCTCGATCATCTTCCTGTTCTTTTCTACCTGCTCTGCTACGCTTCTGAAAGCCATGCTCTTCCTCCAGGGGTTGGGGTTGGGGAAAATGTAGGTGCCTAATTCTGGCAGGTCAAACCTTGTACTTGCTGTGACTGAATAGCATGTCGCGGGTGTCGGGCCCTACCCCGATATCACGACCTGGTGGCTTGACCTTCTTGACTATTTTGAGGCAATCGATGAGAGCTGCGATCGGATCGTCAGGGTTAATGATGTTGCAGGCCACGTTGAGAGCGGTCATCAGCTCAGGCCTGGGGACCTGCACATTGAACCCCTTCAAGCCGAGGACGTGCAGCCCACCCCTGTACTTCGTTCCCATCACCCAGGACCTCTTCATGCGCCCACCCACTTACGTGCATCCTGCTGCTGCTTCTTGCGTCGGTTCCGAATGACACGCCACCGATCAATGACAGCCTCAGGCTCAGCTGACAGCCTCTGTGAGTCAGCTCCATGGAAAGTGAACGTCACGGCATCGGCCATATCGGGGGACGATTCGCCCCGTCGGCGCAGGCTCTTCTTGCCTTCGACCTTGAGGGGGCCGTCGGCATCGTCATATGTCAGGATCGTCAGCTCATGGATCAATCGCTGGAACAGGTCCCCGTCATCCTTAAATACAGGCTCGCTGAACTTCAGCCATAGCCGGGTCTGCCACCAGAGGTAATCCCTGACCCGGCTACAACGCACCCCGCCGTCACGCCAGGGTGCCTCATGGGGGATGACCGCTGCGACAATCACTGGCTCATCAATTAGTGCCTTGCGGATGTTGTTGAACACCCCCGTGCCGACACCATTTTTCTCAATGTTGATTCGCCCGATCTTCACCCCATGAGACACAAACTCTCGATAAGTGTTAGTGATGTGGGTCTCTGTCTCGTCAGTAGGCTTGTGCCATCGGTCGACGGCAATCAGAGCCCGGCCTTGACGCACTGCGTAGGCAGAGTAGTCGTCACCCTGATCAGCGACGTCGACCCCCATGATAGCCATTTGTGGCTGGCTTTCTGGCATGGATCGCTCAAAGCATCGCATGACGTCTGCCCTGGAGATAAGCTGGTCCTTTGCCTCGGTGGGGAACTCCCCGTCGACACGCACCCGCACCACATTGCTGTCCTGTCCGTGATCTCGCTCACGCTCAGTGATATACATAGGAGTGACGCGCCCCTTAACCTGGATGACCTTCTCTCTGCCGAGCGGGTCGGTGTAGGCGTAGCTGTAGGCCTCGGTTGCGAGGCACTCGCGGCAGCTGAACGTGAAACACCTCCAGACTGACTCGCGGCTGCTGAAGGCGTTGTAGAAGTAGCCGTGGTTCCTGGTCGGGTTCCCGAACATCACTGATCGGGCATCCTCGTCAGACATGCCGCCACCCAGGGTTTCAAAGACGATCTCCTCCACGCCACTAGGCTCTTCGATAATGAATAGCGGTGTCCCATGTACGCCAGCCAGAGCTTCGGTGTTTTCCTTTGATGCTGTCTGGTGGGTGGACTCCCAGGGGTGGAACGTCGCGTCGTTGTAGACCCCGCGCTCCTCGTTGACAATAAATTGGTCGCGCAGCCAGGGAACCAGGTGCCCTCTGGTTAGCTTACATTCGCCCCAAAGGCGATCAGCTACCGTCTGCTTAGTGGGACCGGTAAGGAGGCATTTCATAGGCTGGCTCAGATCCTTGTTGCAGACCAGGTGCCACCAATGAATCCAGCTTTCCAGGCGAGTCTTCCCTACACCATGACCGGACTTAATTGCGATGTACCGGTGGAACGGCAGAGCCTTTAGGACCTCAGCCTGCTGGTGGGTGGGGTAGCCGTACTTATCAGCCTGCATCGCTTCGATAACAAAGGCCAGGGGATCTTGGCGCCAGCGACCGATATAGAAAGCCATCTTCCGCAGCGACCTATTTAGATGCTCTTTCGTTACCATGCCAGTAAGATATCCTATTGTTCAAAAATGTACAGCAATGTCCTTGTAATGTTCAAATATGTACACTACCCGTACTAAAGTGGCGGAAAAATGGCGGAAATAACCAGAGTCTCAAGGATTTGTACGAAAGTGGCGAGCAAGACTAACACGGACGACAAGCGTAAGCAGCAGCAGGAGATCGACGATACGATGTCAGCTGCCTATCATCGCCGCCTGGTTATGGCGGATGGTGACTACCAGGACTACGTGGACGGCGACAGTGCGAATGGGGCGGACAAGTTCGTTGCCACACTGGCGGGGCGAGAGTTCCAGTCGGGCCTTGCGCGTTACATACCGCAACGGAAGGCTACTGACGAGGAGTTGGAGCGCGGCGTCGCGTCCCTCGATGCTGCCTTAGAGAAGCTACCGGATATCCCCCAGGTCTCTGCAGAAAATTCACAGCTACGCGCTGCGCTCGTTAGAACTCGCATTGAGCTTGGAAGTTTAGAGGCTGAGCGGGGTATCTGGCATCAGGCCAGCCAGGGCACGATCGAGAATCAGGGGCTGAAGCAATTCCGCAACGATATGACCTCGATCCGTGGACTGTTCGACGACTACCTCCACATCGTCACCGGGCCAGGTGCCCCAGCCCCCGCTGACGTAGCCGCCCGAATCGAGCTAGTGATCAACCGAACGATCGAGAGGTTGCCCAGTGCCGTCGCTTGAACCAAGACGAGACGACCCTCACCGCTTTGAATCGATGCTGCAGCAGAGCGTCGACTACCAGAGGACGTGGCGGCAAGAGAACTCCCGCCACTTCGCATTCTATGATGGCGACCAGTGGACTGCCGATGACCTGCAGATCCTTGCTGATCGACGCCAGCACCCGACCGTCATCAATTTGACCAGGCCGACCGTGGATATGATCGCAGCGTTACTGATCTCAGGCGGCGACGACGTGGTGCTCGCCGGTCGCGAGCCGTCGGACGAAGATGTCGCGGGTGAATACACAGCTCTGCTGCGCCAAGTCGAGGACTCCAGTAAGTTTCGCTTCCATCGCAACGCCGCGATCCTCGATGGGCTGAAGGGTGGCATCGGCTGGATACACCTCGGAGTGACCGGCAAGGGAAAGAAGGCTTCAGTTTGGGGTAAGCGCCGACCGTGGCATGAGTTCTATTGGGACCCCTATGCGGTCGAGCCCTGCATGAGCGACGCCCGATTCATTGCCAGGTCCTACTGGATGGATCGCGACGCCGCGATGAAGAAGTGGCCAGATAAGAAGTCGGAGATCGAGAACCTGGATGACTCGATGTTCGGTAGCGACCCTGGGGGAATGGATGACTATCACTCTCAGGAGCAAGACGTACAAATCGTCCTCGCCAATCAACCGCTGATTGGATTGCAAGGACCGAACGGCAGGCGTGTACGCATCATCGAGATGTATTACCGAGATGCCCAGGAAGTGATTCGCAGAATCGTCTTCACTTGTGACGTCGCTCTTGAGGGTGATATCCACGACGATTCGAAAAACGTCACGCCGTTCAACGACAAGGAGGACATGATCCCCTTCGTTCCGTTCTGCGCGTTCCGTGACCGGCATGGCAACCCGCAGGGCGTGATCAACTTTTTCGTTTCGCTGCAGGAAATGATCAACAAGGCGAACAGCAAGTACATCCATACGCTGTCGAGCTACCAGGCTATCTACGAGCAGGGTGCGGTCAAGGATGAGCAGGCGTTGATCGAGCAGCTCGCGCAGCCCGACACGGTGATTATGGTTGAGGATGGTGCGCTGCAGAGCAAGCGTATCGAGATCAACAAGCAATTCCCAGAGCTGGTTCACCTGCGCGAGATGGTGATGATGTACATCTCGCTTTTCCAGCGCGTGTCCGGTGTCAACGATTCACTGTCGGGTCTCGGTGGAACAAACGCACGCAGCGCAGCTCAGGAAGCTGGCCGCAGCGAGAAGGGTGCCGTCATGCAGACGACAATCTTCGAAAGTTTTGCCCACACTAATGTTGAGATCGCTGAGCGTATGCTCAAGATGGTCGCCCAGTTCTACCCCGACGATACCAAGGTGCGCATTCTTGCGCCAGAGGGCACCACTGAATTTGTCTCGTTCGATGGCACGCGACCGTCCATCCTGGTCGACAAAGATACCGGCGACGTCCTCGGCCCAGGCGAGGGTATCAAGCGGTCGATCAAGGACGTCCTTAAGTACGACGTGATCTTCAAACGCGTACCGCAATTTGACACTATCCGCGAGCAGCAGATGCAGGTCCTGGGCGAGGTATTCAAGACGCTCGTACCGTCAGGCGCATTCCCGCCCGACATCGCAGCTCGCATCCTGATTGAGAATATGGATGCACTCCAGAACAAGGGCGAGATCCTTCGTATTCTCAAGGAACGATTTGAACAACAGCAGCAAGCGGCAGCTCAAGCCCCACAGGGCATATAGCTGACCGGCTGCGACCCCTGCAGGGGCGACGGTCATTCAGGCCTTAGCGACTCTGGAGGTAATTACACCGATAGGTGAGATGATGACAGAAGAGACAGCGACAATCGAAGCCCCGCCAGTAGAAGCTCCAGCAGTCACAACAGAAGAGATGCTGAACTTCAGAGCTGGCACTGCACCTGCAGAAGAAGAGGCTGTACCGGTAATTCCTGAAGAGAAAAAGGAAGAACCCGCACCCGACGCAGCTTCATTGCAGAAGCAGCTCGCGGACACGCAGCGATGGGGTAACGAGAGTAGTCAGAAGCTAGCCGAGGCAACGAAATCTTTGGCTGAGTTACGGGATGGGAAAGCAGAAGAGGAGCGATCAAAGGTCAATGAGGAGCGCAAGGTAAAAGCCCTGGCGCACTTGAAGGATGACGCCTACTTCGAAGACCCCCAGGCTGCAGTTGCTGCTGCTATCGAGGAGCTGATCAAGATCATCCCAGGCGAAAGCCCAGTAATGGATCTCGATGACATCGTCTCACGTAAAGTTGCCGAAGCACAATTCACTCAGGCCGAGCAGACCTTTATGGTCGACACGCCTGATTACCTGGAGAAGGTCAACGACAACTTCGTTGAGTTCCTGCAGGCGGACTCCTCATGGTACAAAGCATGGCGCGATCGAGGTGGTAACCCACCCGCGCTATACGATCTGGCAAAGCGCTGGGAAGGTGTGCAGGCAATGCTCACTAATCCTGATGGCTATGTCGGTGATGCCGTGAATGAGGGTGACGAACGCTTCGACACAGGCAGTCAACCATCGCAACCTCCCCCGCCAGGTTCTGAAGCAGAACCATCGGCAGGCTCAGGCATGAATGCTTTCATGTTTAATGAGTTGGGGAGGGCAAAGAAATAGGAATAGATCATGGCATCTTTTGTAAGAGCTACAGGACATGCGGCAAATCCAATTGTTCACAACAAGCAGATTTTCCGCGACACCGTACTCGGCAGTGTTATCGGCGAACTCATGGGCAGTGCAGGATCGGGTGCCCCGATCGTTACTGACTTTGAACTCGCTGCACAAGCTGGCGATACCAAAACCATCCACCTCACACCCTGGATCGATGTCGATCCGATCGAAGGCCAGGACGTTACGCTGAAAGGCAATGAGTCCAGCATCACGGAAGCCGTGTTCGACGTTGTGATTGACGAGCGCAACTGGCCGATCGCGACCCGTGGTCGCATGACAGATCAGCGCTCGTTGGTGAACTGGCAGACTGAAGCTAAGAAGCAAATCGGTAACCTGATCGAGCAGTACAACAACGATCAGATTTTCCGTCAGCTCTCTGGCTACACAGGTCCGGGCGACACCTCGGCCACCACACCTCGCGTTAATGGGGCGAACCGTTGCTTTAGTTGCACAGGGACGTCTGGCGTTTCGCTGGTGACTGCTGCGAACAGCACAGAAACCCTGCTCGACAGCAGCATGGCGCAGACTGACCTGATGAATATGAAGGCGATCGATGACATCGTCGCGCATGTCTCGGCGAAGCGTGCGAACGATTACCGGCTGAACTGTGTGAAGCGCACGGGTCAGGGCGACCAGGAGTTCTATCACCTGTTCCTCAGTCCTATTGCTGCGAATCAGTTGCGTGCTGATCCCGACTGGCAGAACCTGCACCTGAGTCGGCTGGAAGCTGGCCTGGGCGACTCGTTCGCGACTGGGTTCCTCGGTGTGTACAACAATGTGCTCGTTCGGTACAACAACCGGATCAAGACGTTCAACGTCACTGGCACTGATACCTATGCTCGCAACTTGTTGATCGGTTCGGATGCGTTGTACGCAGCTTGGGCAGTGACGCTCGGCTTCGACAGCGACACGGACGACTACGGTCGTGAGCAGGGTCAGAACGGTTACCAGATTCGCGGCGAAGGCAAGATCCGTATGTCGATCGATCCTGACACCAACCCGTCGGCTGGTACTGACGATCAAGACCTGGGCGTTGCTCAGATCATCAGCGCCACACCGGCACTCGCGTAAGGAGGTGACTCATGTCCGCATCAACACCAACCCGCGTGAAGGTCGTGGGAACAAAACTCAGCCCTCGGTTCGTCACCGCTGACGTCACATTCGTTGACGGCGACGCGACCGTAACTGCTGGGCAGTTGGAAGCAAACCTCATCCTCGGTTTTGCCGGGGGTGCGTGGGATGCTGCCGCTGGCGTGCCAGAGGTGATCTGCACCGAGACGCCCTATGTGGCAGGTGGAGTCGCCTCGATCGCGCTGAGAAAGGATACAAGTGCTCCCGCAGACGGTGTGGATGAAGTTCATTCCATGCTTTTCTGGGTTAGCTAAACAACCAAACAACAACAAAAAAGGAAAAACATCATGGCTGATATCTCAAGTGCCATCAAAGAACAGCGTGGCATGAGTTCGAAGCGGTCGAATGGGTACATCTATCGGACGTACAAACTCGACTTCCTTGACACGACCGATGGCGACATCGGCACACTCGCAAAACACGACATCGTTCCGATCGCGATCGGTGAAGCATTCTTGGGCGCGAGATTCATCGTGACCACTGGCTTCTCTAACCTCGCGACCGACCTGACCGTCAAGTTCCATGTTTCCGGTGGCGGTGGGAATGTTTTGACGGGGGCAATCCCCCAAGCAAACCTTATTGCGGGTGATGTTCTGTCGCTTCATACAAACGACTTCAGCGTCGACACGACAACGGTCCGTGGCTATTCACACACGACCGCCGCAACCGTCCAGGTTGAGCTTGCGGGGACAGCCGCGCTGACTGCTGGCGTTGGTGTTCTGATCTGTGAGTTCTGCGACGCAACAGCGTTACTGAACGGCGGGACAGTCGCCTAACGATTAACTAGATACCTGGCTGGGGGAGCTGTTGTGGCCTCCTCAGCCTGGGTATCGCCCTTTTTTTTATGGCAGGACAACGAGATCCAATAGCAGAAGCACGGCGGAAGAAGGCGCGTGCGCGCAATGCGCTTCGGTCGCTTCAATGCACCGTGACGGAACCAGTGTGTGAATGCTGCGACAAGCCGCAGTCGACCTGGAAGAACTACAAAGCCCACCTGTACCACTGCAGGAAAAAGCATGAGTACATCAGCGTATAGTAAGATTAGGAAGCGCGTCAGGGAAGAGATCACCCGTGACCTCGATGGGGATTACTGGCCCGACGATGTGCTCGATGCCTGGATTAACGAAGGACAGTTGAACTACTGCCGCGAAGGCAGGGTTCTGCGCAAGCGTGCGCCGCTTCAGCTAAAGGAAAATATCGAGGTTTACACTGCTCCTCCTGACTGCTATGAGATCCTCCGCATTGAGGCGGCTGATGGACGGCTGCTTGAGCCTACGACGTCTCGCGAGCTGGAAGGTTTGATCGGCGGCAGTAACCGTGGGATGAGTTCACGCGGCACCTGGCTCTCGACGCGATCTGGTGCTGACTGGCTCAATAAGACCGGCACCCCAACGCACTGGTTCCAGGACCTGGATGGCCGAACGCAATTTAGACTTTACCCGCGAGCATCTCCGACCATCGAGACGGCGCCGGTAGCGTTCAGTGGTGGACCGTCGCCGCTGTCGTTTAAGTCAAGTGTCCGCGCCACTATCTCATCGCCAACTGCAAATGACTCGCTCGCCTGCGCTAATGGTCACTTGTGGTGGTTGGCGACGGGTATCAATGCAATAGTTCGCGTCGACGAGGATGGCCAACAAGTTTTTTCGACGTACACAACCGCCCTTGATGCAGAGCCTACAGACGTCACTGTCTACAATGGTCCTTGGAATGACTACATCGCACCGCTGACCGCTTACTGCATTGCGTGCACGGGGGGGGCTGGCGGAAGCCAAAAGAGAAAATTTCCTCCTGACGGCACCCCCGGCACCACCAGCACCACCATCGGCCCAGGTACTGGAACCTTCTATAACAAGATTCTGATCGGCCCAGGTGGATACAATCTCTTCTATGGGAGCACTACGTCTGGCATGATCAGATACCATGGCTCGACCTTCTCTGGGGTTGATTCCGCATTAGCCTCCGAGGTGTGGTATCAAGGGGTTGCGGTTCCAGGTTCGACAGTGCAGACCGGCAATATCTACATCGCGGTTGGCGCAGGTGGCTTATATAAGTGGCCTGAAATTACGCCTGGGGCTGGCACCCAGATTACGACCGACGATGTCCGTGGTATCGTGAACATCACACCAACGGTGTCGTACATCAATGTTGGTGGCACACTGAAGCGCCTCACTACTGACACCGACACAATTACAGCCACTGCCGTCACTGGCTTAGATGCAGGTCCGCTGAGAGAGTGCGGGTTGGATATATACGCGACCCGTGGTAATGAGATTGTCCGCATCGACATCTCTGATTACCCCAGAGGCCCTGAATTTATCGCCGAGACCTGGATTAACGCATTCGGCGAGCTGTGGGCGATCGATGGGCCGACAAGTGCCGTTTTCCAGGGGAGGCTCGCCATTATCGAAGCGCAGAACGGCACGACCCCATACATCCATCAATTCGACCCCGACACTGGCGCAGTCTCCTCAATCGATAGTGTTTTAGCTGACCAGGAGACCGGCGCGATCGTCGACTACATCGACACCGAAGCTCCGGTGTACATCGATGGCGAGGCTGGGGTGGTGGCATCGATCACCAATGACGCCGACGCATACATCCTGTGGTACGTCGCCGATCCGCCCATGGACTGCCTGTTGGTCGCTGACGAGGACGCAATGGTTTTTTACGCGGCAGCTCGCTGCTACCAACTTGACGACGAGCAGATGGATGTTGCTGCAGCACGGATATGGGAGGCACGGTACATCAACCGGCTTGCCCTTGCCCGTGAAGGCAGCGTCAAAAACTGGACAACGACGCGATCGCGTCACACTAAAGGAACGTACATGTAATGGCTACTTCAATCGTTAAGCGCCTGATCGGCACAGAGGACGTCGCATTCGACGAGGACGGCACCGACACCAGGATGGCTGTACCAACTTCCACTGGTTCGACGCGCAGTGTGAAGCGAGTTAATGCAAAAGATATTCCCTTGTCGGCAGCGACGCGGGAGCAGAAGACTGCGGAAGACGCAAAATTCACAGCGACCGACGTCGACGCTGCTATCGCGGAGTTGGGTGCAGAGCTGGAGCAGATAGGCATCCCCGATGGTCTCCGAATTGAGGAACTCGCCGGGACACTGCAGATCAAAGCAGACTCGATTCGCGAAAATGAGATGGCTGATAATAGCATCGACTCCGACCAGTATGTCAACGGGTCAATCGACAACGAGCATCTCGCTGTAGGCGCAATTGCAGGTTCAGGCACGGGGACGAATGTAGTGCTTGCCAAGAGTATTGACACGCCCGACATCGCAGACGGGGCGATCGAAGCACTGCAGATCCTTGATGGCACGATTTCGGCAGAAAAGCTGGCGACTGATTCCGTTAAAGGTGTGTCGCTCGACATGGACACCTCGGGAACCGGATTCAGCCACTTCATCTTTTTGGCAGGCACCCACAACTATGGCGGAGGCGGCGGGACATCGGCGATCAGCGTAGCGGGCATTGCAGACACCGACACCGTGTTACTGACATACCAGACGAGGGCAAATAACATCGCCGGGTCCGGCTACGAGCTGAAGGTCGTCGCGGACAACTCATCAGGCACTGCCATCATCACATTCCTGACGGACCCAGGCGTTTCCATTATTAACTTCCTGGTCCTGCGAGCTGTCACCACGTAAGGCGAATGAAGGCAACATACAATCAGTTCACTGGCGGCATCAATAACTTCATTGATGCACAGAACCTCCCGGCTGAGTTTGCCGTTGACGTCGTTGATGCAACGGTGTCGAACGGCAGTATCGTGCCGCTGCCGGGAGCCGCAACATCGATCGTGCCGAAGAGTGATTTTACTTTGTATAATCCGACAGGCCAACGTAGCCTGGCGCGCTTCGGTAAGACGATATTCTGGTCCGACAATGCAACGGGGGAGCTGAGCTCCTCTCTTGGGTACATGGGAGTGCCTGCGCCGTCGGCGCATGTGCACTTCGAAGACGGCTTTCGCGGGGACCGCTTTGAGGGCATGTATCAATATGCCTTCGCCTTCCGGTCGAGAGAGGGGTTTCTGTCGGCTACGGCACCCCCTGGATCGCCGCGGTCTGTTTCTTTTTCTGCTGACCGGGAAACGGTGAGCCTTCAGTCCCAGGACGCGACGCCATACCGCACCAGCCAACAAGTACCTAGGATAATTGCGGTTCTCTCCACCAACGAGCACCAGTACCAACCGAGGACTTTTAGGTATGGCTATCGCGCAGGAACTGTAGTCAGCGACCGTGGTAGATATTACAAAGCGAAGCAGGACATCTGGAATATAACCGTTACCCCAACCAAGTGGGGGTGGAATCCCCGCAAAAATGGCGTCTTAGAACAATCACATCCACTGAGCCCAGACCAGCGTCCCCCGAACCTTAAATACTGGCAGGACATCACGCTGTTCACGACCAATGTCGGTGGCCTGGATAAAATCAATATAAAAAACCTCCCGGTGTCGACAGACAGCTTTATTGGCAACGTCGTTATCCTGCGCACGCTTCGGGATGCCGGGGTGTTCTATGTAGTGGGGGAAGTGCCGAACGGCACGACATCGTTTGCTGACAGTGTCTCGGACGAGACGTTAATGCTGAGCGAGAGCATTGACATGACAAAAGGAAATGAGCCGCTGTATACATCGGTCGGGCAGGATGTAGCAACCCTGACTGGTGGTAAGTATCTCACCGAGTTGATCGAGACTTTCTACCTCGCCGCCGGTGCCCAGCTGTTCGTTAGCGAGCAGAGCAACCCGCATTCCTGGGACCCGTTGAAGTATCTGCAATTCGACGAAGAGATCACAGCACTGGTTGCAGGCAATGCGTCGGTGATCGTGTTCACCTTGAACAAGCGATACGTCGTCACCGGCACCAACTTCGCGGACCTGGCCCGAATCGAGCTGCCCACCAGGCAAGGGTGCCCGAACTGGAGGACGGTCGCGTCGCTCGGCAACAACCTGGTATGGCAGAGCAACGACGGTATCGTGACGTTTGGTAAGCAGCCCGAACTTGAGGGTGACCGGACGACCTTGGTCACTGCCGATCGGTACGTGTTCGACGGTGTCGCTAACTTCGCCGTCGTCGCCAACGACGTGTACTACCTATTCTATGATGACCACGCTGTGGCGATTGACTTTAAACATGGGATGAATATCACGCGCCTGGCGCTGACCGGCTATCGGTGGGCATGGTGGGACGAGAACAACGATCGCCTGCACTTGCTCTCATCGGGTGGTGGGTGGGAAGATATAGCTGGCGGTCCTGGGCAGAGGTGGACGTATGTCACGCCCCGTATGCACTTGACCGAAGGTCGCCAGCCGCTACAGTTGCGCAGACTGTACATCGACGCGGACGAAGATGTCTACGTGGAGGTCATTCTCGACGGCAAGGCGGCTTGGTCGAAGACGTTGACGCGACGTCATCGGCGACGCGACCTACAGAGCTATGTCGCACGCGGTCTAATCGGCACCGACGTGCAGTTGCAACTGCGCAGTAAGGGCACGATGCGATCAATCACTATCGACTTTCGACAATTATAGGAGACTCACATGGGTGCAGGCGTATCAAAATCAAAAGGAAGGACAACTGAGACCCCGATGTCCAAGTCCCAGGTCAAGATCCTAAACAACCGCGAGCGGCAGCACCAGGAGATCGTCTGGCCGAAGTTCGTTAACGATCTAAAGGACACTGGTGATGGGATGCGAAGTCGGTTCATGCAGGGCATCCTGTCAAATTTTTCAACAGCTGCCCAGAATAATACGAGGGGCCAGAACCAGAACCTTGCCCAGCGTGGCGTCCAGGACAGCGGTGTCGGTCACCTGTTGCGCCAGAACCAGCGCGCCAGTGAAGCCTCCAGCAGGGCTGCGCTGACGCAGCAGGCGGCAGCGCAGCAGCAGAATACTCGTATGGGTCTATTTGAATTAGCGCAACGCTGGGCACCGCAGCCCACCTCTGCTCCAGGGCAGGGGCAGAAGCAAAAGTCATCCAGTGTAGAAGCTCACATCTGGTAGATGAATGAAATTATTCAACTCAAGGCTGATGATGATGAGAGTTATAGCTTCATACACATGTGCTGCACCCTGCCACACATCCAGGCTGCGCTCTATGCTCCCTGGCAGGGAGCTGGTGGCTATCACCGCATCTGTTCGCTGCTTGATGGCGGTGACCCGTTTGTGGTTCCGGTCATTGACGGCAAAGCTGTCGGCCTGGTTTTTGGAGAAGGACCCCCACCCGAACTACGTGGTCACCTCGCGTTCTTTCGCAAGGTGCCGCCCCAACAACTCAGGCGAGCGATGGAGCTTTTGTTGGACTTTTCTGTTGATCTCGGCTATACGCGGATTTCGGCGGAGGCTCCAATGCGAGCAGCAAGGATGTTCATCCGCCGATGCGGATTCACCCAGCAGAAAGATTCTCGCTGGATAAAGGAGCTTTGACATGGCAGAGACGATTGCTAAGGAACACACGGTCGAGAACGAGAGCACGATTAGGACAAGACTTGCCAGCCGGGGTTCCCAGTTCAAAGAATCGCTCAGCAGTGCCGCTGGCGGGTTGGGTTCCCGGTACATAGACCACGTCCGCGAGAATACAAGAGGTGGGCGCATCCTGTTTGGAGATTCAGCAGCCGACCGGGAACACAAGGAAACGAACAGGGAACTGGCCCGACTGCGCCTGGAGCGGCAACAGTTTCTGAACGAAAACATGGGGGGAGATTACACCGCCACCCAGGAGCGCTTGGATAAGCAGGACATCGCCAGAGATGAGGCCACCGCTGAACAAAGGCGTCTCCGGGAACAAGCGATCGCCGACCGCCCTGGCGAAGAAAAGCGTCAAAAGCTGCAAATGGATGCCTACGAACTACAGCTTAAAGCAGCACAAACGGCGGCAGATAATGCTCCAGGGGACCGGCTGAAACAGGAGGCTGCGGATAAGCTCCAGAAGAATATCAACACCCTGCGATTGGAAATAGAACAGTTCAAGAAGAAAAACATGGCAGCTGATCAACATCATGTAGAGCTGGGACGAGCCTCAGATCTCGCTCGGCGAGCGGGCGATGCCTTTCTGGAGCAGTACACCACGGGGTCGGACACAGCTAGCATGATGATAAAGGCGCTGATCCAAGAGGGTGGCTACAAAATACCAGACGGCGACTTCCAGAAATATCTGAAGAGTGATCCACAGCTGCAACAACTTGCGGCTGACTACTCTCTGTTGCAGGTCAATGATCGCCGAGGCAAAGGCACTCCTGCAGAGCAGGAGCTCCAAGAGGGGGTATGGCAGGCAGGACTTCGTCAATTCGGCTATTCTGAGCTGCCGGGGGGGATGATTATGACCCCTACAGGAAGGAGATTCACTCAGGACGAGGCAATACAGGATATCATGGGGCGCATGGCGGATCATGCAGAGGCCAGCATGAAGAGGTCGGCATGGAAGAAAGCTGCGCAAGGCGAGGTGAAGTCCGTCCTCGTCGAGGGGCTCATTGCCTCCGACTGGGCGATGGTTAACGCTGTCAAAGAAGCTGATGCGCTTTATAAAGCGTACCCTCAGGAGGTCCAGGACAGGGCTGATGCGTGGGGCCTGTTGCGCCAGCTCGCGGACACGCCTGAGGGCACGGATACATACGAAGCGACAGGAATGAAATTAAAGGAACTCGCAGAGGATATTGGCGTCGAGGTGTCGGATGATGGTCGGTATGTAAGGGACGACAAGATCCCGGCGGCTCATGGACCTGGCTTCGATGAGGATGGTGGGGGGTGGCTTTTGCTTTCAGATTACAAGGATCGGCTCGGCAAAAGCAACGCGATAATAGCTGCGGTAACGGGTCGGGTGGAAAGCGAGGCGCAGCGCAAGGAAGATCAGAAGCCTGTCGCAGGCCTGATGGTCAAGCAGCAGGGGGAAGACTGGATCGCATTCGACCCGGCCACCGGCACCGTAGCCTGGCGGGTGGATTCGAGGAGCTTGAGTCGCACGTTTGCTAATCTGGATACTGACCCTAAACTGAAACCCCTGAAGCAAGCATATTCGATCTGGCGCGCTGAAACAACCCTTCTTGATGATAGCACCGAGTTCCCGTATGGCGCATCCTCATCGACGAAAAAAATCTTTGCGATGTTCCTCCATAACACCAGCTGGACTTTGCCCGGCGACGCTGCCGGGGCCGATTCGGATATAGCTGGCACGGGGTTGGAAGATGAAGTACAGCCAGGGGGACTCCACCCGCGGAAAAATATGGATGGCAGATTTGGGGTCGACTATTTTTTCCCCGACCCCAACAAAGTGGTAGAGGAACCTGAATCCGGGTCTGCCGAGGAACCTGAATCCGGGTCTGCCGAGGAATCTACCAGCCTGATAGGCCTGGATGAAGGGATATCACAAGGGACAGACAAAGTCACACTGTTGCGACGTGAGCGCTTTAAGCTCGGCGAGTCCACCGCAGGCGATGTGATTGCTCGATTGCAGAAGAAATTGTCGATCGATGGTTACCTGAACAAGCTAAACGCGCTGGCCGCGACCGGCCATGCGATCAAGTCAGGAAAGCCCGCTTATATAAAGGCTATTTCTAACGACCCCATAATGAAAACTAACACGCCACCCGCCATTATCTCTCGGCTCCTCTTGATAGAAAAGCTCAACCAAGAAAAGCCCTCAAAATCCGAGCTGGCCAAACTTAGCCCCAAACACCAAAAGCACTACAGGACCGTCCGGGCGAGGCTCTTCGATAAATGAGCCGCAACGCCACAATTCACGACCTTCGCGAAGACCCACGCTTCCAGGCACTAGACCGTAGGAGGCAGCAGGAGAAGGTATTTCATTGGCTGCGCGTGCAGCAGCACCTCGGTGTCCAGAAGCACGGTGCCGCCTTTCAGACGCAAGAGCTGCTTAGGCGTGCGCGGGAGCAGATCCCTGAGCTGACGGCTGCTGACGATGCCAGCTTTGGTGACCTCGCTGCTGGGTTCCTGGAGGGTGCCGTCCGAGGCTCGCCTATTGGATGGGTAGCTGGGCCCATCGACAAAAGGATTAGCCAGCCTGATCCATCTACCAAAAACAATTTATTAGGTCCAGACATCCTGGCTCAGGCGCAATCCTTGCGCGACTCAGGAATGTCTGAGTCCGACGTGCAAGCATTCCTCGACGGGTCGGTCAACTTCATCTCAAAGAAGGAACGGGGGCGGGGGTTAGCTAGGCACATCGTCGGCGTTGACAAATCGATCACCCGCGAGTTCAGCGGTGGCGCAGCCACGATGGTCGGATCTCTACTCGGCGCAGCTGGGTACATGAATATCAGTAGGGCAATAAATAGCCAAGTTAAGACCTTGAAACTTGAGAACCAAATCTCGGATGAGGCGGCTAAGATCCTTGAGGTTTTTGAATGGAGTGACATGCTCACTCCTGAGTACTGGGCGAACGAAGCAGCTGGGTCCTTATCTGTGACGATTCCCTTGCTGCTGACCGGCGGCGGCGCCATGGCTCTAGCTGGCCGAGCTGGCCTGAAAGGCCTCATGGCCACGGCAGTCGGAACCTTAACGACCGTCACGCCGATTGAAGCGGCCCTGGAGGCGACGCGGGTATGGCAGCAGGTCCTGGACGAGGGTGGGTCCGAGGAGGATGCCGCTCGCGCAGGGGCATCGACGTTCGCTAATAACTTCGCGATGCTGGCTGTCAGCAACACACTCGGATTCCATATAGCTAAGAGCACTATCTTCCGTCGCATGTCGCCGGATATGCAGAAGTCGTTTGTGAAGTGGGGCATGTCGAAGGTGGGGCACCGTGTCGGCGTTGCCACCGGTCTCGTTGGCCAGGCAGTAATCGAGGGCGTAGAAGAGGCTGCATTCCAGAATTACTACCAGGACCTCGGCATCGCGGTAGGGAGGGGCACCGCTGACCGATTCTTTGAGCCGTTCGTCCAACCCGCGCTAGAGTTTACCACGGCACTACTGACGGGCAACTTGAGCGACGCCCAGCGTCGCACTTTGGCTCTCGGCATGGCCAGCGGTCTACTGTTCGGCGGAGGGGCACAGATCTATGGCTCGACCAGGAACCGGGCCAAGAGTTGGACGTCAGAATGGGTCGACATCAGAGGAGACCTGTTGCGTCGGAAAAAGAAAGGAGAAAAGGTCGCCGACGAGAAAATCGAGTTCGCTACTAAGATGATCGACACTGGTCGCGATCTGATTGCTCGGTTTAAGAAGGACGACCTGACCGACGAGGATGTCTCGACGGTGATGGAGGAAGTGGCCCAGAAGTTCTGGAAAGCGTTGAACGAAAGCCGCACCGTTGATGATCCTAAAGCGGCTGGCGCGTTTGATCCTGACACGGTGTTCAATGCAGAGACACCTATTGACACCAGCGACGAAAGCGGCCCGATCGACAACAGCACCACAGCTGAACCACCGCCTGTTACCGAGACGATCCCCTTAGAATTACAAGCGGGAACCCTGAGACCTCCGACTGCTCAGGACTTCGCTGACGTCGACTTCACTGACGGCAATGCCGCAGAGCTTAATGACTTCTTGGCGCAGTTCCTTCCCTTTAAGGTAGTCGCATCAATGACCCCGGCTCAGCGCCTCGCAGCAGGCAATAATATAGAGACCCTGCGCGAAAGCATTACGACATCTCAGCCTGAGCTGTCCAATCCCCGGAAATTTCGTCGGCCATCAATCATCCGGCCAGCTGCAGGAGGGGAAAGTGGGAGAGGCCCGAAGTTCACGCCCCCCAAAGTAACCCCGCCCCAGGACGAGATGATCGGACCAGAGATGGAGAAGCTGGACTCCCCTGGCCTTGTGTCTCTGGGCGCCGTGCTCGATGCTGCGACGCCTGCTGGAGAGTCAGCACCAACTGGCCAGCCAGGCTTACCTGGACTGGGGGGGCGTCGATCTGGCAGCTCTGCTTCGCCAGCGGCAGCTCCCCAGCTGCCATCCTCGTCAACCAGCCCGGTCACGCAGCCTGGGCTACCTGGCCTTGAGGTTCAGCCCGACATGTTCGACGCAAGTGAGTTCGAAGTGGATGGCGAATCGGCAGTGTCCGAGAATCATATCGTCACTGCAGGTAAGCCCGGTGAAGTGGTGCTGACCAATGTCGAGGACGGCACCGAGCGGTCATACCCCACCGTCCAGGCTGCACGCGAAGCCGCCCAACAGCAGGAACTGGACTTCATCGGCACGCCGCAAAGCCTCGACGACCTGGAGCAGCAGCTTCGAACTGCGTCGCCCGATCTCACTGACGCTGATATCAGCTCATTCCGTGCGATGGTCGAAGGCAATGCCGCCCTTGAAGCTCGCGTCAGCGGCAACCCGATTTCCGTAGATGACTACGTGCGTCGTGCGTTCAGTTCGGCACAGACTGGCGTCGTGCCCAGCGACAATGCCCTACAGAAGCGGCGCAACCTATCGCATAACCCTCACCTTGCGCTGGAGATGTTGGCTGGCACTGCCGTCGCCCCGATCACTGTCGACTTCCCGGCGAAGCCAAAAATCATCGAGGTCGCCCGATTTGTTGAGCGTCTGGCTGGTGACCCGATAGCCTGGGCTAAGGCAACAGAAGAGCAGAATAAGATTGTAGAGGACGCGCTGTATAACGAGGTCCTGTTCGCACTGGAGAAGCACAAGGGTGCGAAGGGCTGGTACAAGAAGAACCTTGAATTGGCAATGAAACGCCTCGCCGCGATCGAGAAGAACTCAGGCCTGCCGAAGACCCTACACAAAAAGGAAAACCAATTCCTCTTAAAGGCTATCATCGCGATCACGTCAGATGGCAATGCGGTCCAGCAGAACCTGAATCAGGCATGGGACATTTACGCGAGCTGGCAGAAGAATGGTCGACCGAACCTTCGCCTCGCGACTGGCAAGAACGTCGACGCGATCCGCGATAACCTCGGCGAGCTGGACATGGTCGTCAGTGAACTCGGCCTGAAGAAAGCGGTGACCTGGTTGACGGTAAAGGAGTCAGTGTCCGATGTCCGCGCCTCGCTTGTGCGCGACCTGGGTATGTCGAAGGAGGAAGCGGCTTCCATTGGCACAGCCGAGTTGGCCAGTGCGATCATTCCGCGTGGTGTCTTGTTCGGCCCGAAGCTGGGCTCGTTCTTGAACAACCTCAATGGCGACTTCTCGACAGTGACAATGGACCGGTGGTTCATGCGGACGATCGGTCGCATCACTGGTGAGCTGGTCGAGGTCATCACTGGCCAGAAGCGAATTGACTATCGCAAGCGTGTGCGTAATGCGCTTAATGCAATATCTAAAGAAGAGCTGGCCAGCCTGCCTATATCGCGGACTCAGGCCAAGGGTTCTGGCGTCGAGGCAGTATCAAAAAAGATAGAGAGATACTTCTCCCCGAAGGCTCGGCGCGAGGACCTGTCCGCAGAGCTGAATGAGGTGCGCCTCGCAGCGAATACATTATCGAAGTCACTGGAGCCGGTGCGCAATTCGCCAGACAGCGGCGGACATCGGAAGTGGATGCGCGAGCGCGTAGAAGCTGTACAAAAACAACTGCGTGCAGCAGGCATCCAGCTGGAGAATGCTGACGTGCAAGCGCTGCTGTGGTACAACGAAAAGGAGCTATACCTTGCCCTCGGAAACAGACCAAAAAAGGGGGCAGACGACTTCGCCTCCGCAGCAGAAATCGTCCACAAGCGAGTGGCTGGCCGACCATCTGGAATCACTGCAGGACGAGCAGGACGAGTGGAACGCATCGGAGGCAAGACAGGCAAAGAGGGCCTGGGTCGAGCGCGTGAGGGGGGCCCGTTTGCAAAAGACCGCGACGGGCAAGTAAGAGCAGAGGTCGAGTTCGATGAGGACTCGCGTGCAATCATCCGTGCGTTCAAAGGTGCGGATGGTCTCGACATAGCCCATGAGCTGTTCCATGTATTCAGGAAGCGACTGGGCGACCTCGCCAACCAGGGGTTCCCTGAAGCCAGGGAGATGTTAGGGACCTTGGAGAAGTGGGCAGGAGTGAAGAAGGGTAACTGGACCGTCGCCGCCGAAGAGCGCGTCGCCGAAGCTAGTGAGCTGTACCTGTCAGAAGGCAAGCCGCCGACCGAGGGATTGCGTGATGCGTTCGAGCATTTCAAAAACTGGCTGTCAGATATCTGGTCGCGCATCAGTGGCGATATCAAGCTGACGCCAGAAGTTCGGGACGTGTTTGACCGGCTGCTTGGTAAGGCTCCACCGGTTGCTGTCCCTGCCGCACCTGCTGCCCCTACAGGGTTGGAGTCGGCACGGTTCAACTTCACGGTAGTCACTAAGCACATCGAGCTGATGAAGCAGATGCTGATCGACGGTCGGTTCGATGATCTACGCGAGCTGAACCGCGCCGTGATGCGCCATGCCCTGGCCGACATACCCAGCAGGAATTACAAGCTAAAAAGCTGGGACGTCGAGGGTGTCTGGGACGGCACCACGGAACCATCGATCTCTGTCGAGATCAGCGCGGACGCTGCGACGATGGACAAGGTCCGTGCCCGCCTCGCTGCTGTTAGCTCGATGTTTAAGCAGGAGGAGCTGCATGAGATCGAGATGGACGTCGAGCTGCCCGAAGGGGTAGCCCTGGGTGGCAGGGTTGGGTTCAATTCGTATCAGCCATTCGCAGTCATCTCGCTGCCAAGGAAGGCTAAGTGGTCGCAGGTTGAAGCAGCTCGCGCCACGTCGGGCATTCTCGGCGCATCGTTTGACGGCACTAATATTCTGGTGTATAATGTAGAAGAGACAGCTGAAGTATTCGAAAACCGAGTCGCTGTCTTAACGGAGACACTCAATGGCAATCAAAACGATACAGGACTTCGGGGAAGCATTACAGCGCAGTATGGCGTCGCGAGGATTAGACGTTACAGTGACACCCAGAACGCCGCAAAAGGGCAGCAAGGGTATGCAGAAGCGTCTGTTTCTGACGCCTCATCCACCATCAGCGACCTCTCCGCCGAGCTCTTCCTCAGAATCGCCCAACACACAGGCGGACGGCTAACTGCCCCTGAGGCTCGCTCATTTTTTACACTGAGCGACCTGAACCCTGACCAGATCGCCCACCAGATGGCGATTGCCGATCGGTTTGGCTCAGCTCCAGTCGACGACCTGTCAAACCCCCTCGTTGCCAGAGCTTACGAAGCTGCCGCCACTGCTATGATCAACCAGTGGAACGACATCATCGATGGTAACATCGAGATCGTGATTGTGCCCTGGGAGCGTATCGAGCACGGCGCTAAAGTCATCGGCGAACCGTATCCGAACTCCGCCGCTGTCGTTAATGACATCCGCCAGAACCGCAGGCTTCGCGTACTCCAGACTGACGCGTCATCCTTCGGGCCTGAGGGCGCCGACTTCACGGCCCATCCGTTCCTTAAGCAGGCAACAGGTATCAAGGCACCGGTGATGGGGAAGAACGGCGTCATAAAAAATCAACCGATCCTTGTCAACGACGTTCTGCGTGCAGTGCATGATGCAATCGCCCATGGTCTATACGCAGACTCGTTCGGCCCAGTCGGGGAAGAGGGTGCATGGCGCGCTCATATGGCAACGATCGCCGACCCTTGGGCCAGATGGGCAATCACCACCGAGACGCGAGGGCAAAACTCCTTTGTCAACTACGGACCAAAGGTGCGCGATTCGGATGGGAATTTAATCACCTCTGGCCAGGCTGGGTATACCCCGATCGCCGATCGAGGGTTCGCAGTACAGAAGGCGTTTCTGCTGCCGCTGACCGACGTCCTTACTGGCAACTTCTCGATTGATGGTCCTGTCCTCGACCTGATTGACGAGCTTAATGACCAGGGTGTCGATCGCCAGGCGCTTAGTTCGATCGAGGTTCTTGATGCCGACGTCGAGGCAATTAACAATCCGAACGACGCAGTCGACGAGATCCTTCGCAGCAACAGCGCGGAGCGCGCAGCTGACAAGATCCAGGCGCTGGCGCAGCAGGTTGCCGACAACAACCCCGAAGCATTCGGCGACCTGCTGTCTGCAGTGCCCACCACGCCAGAGTTTGAAGAGACCCGTGCGCTACTGGAGCAGCAGGGCGACGAGATCGCAGGGATGCAGTATGCCCCTGTCGACAATGGTCGCGCACCCCTGCGCGTAGCTATTGCCACACTGAACCCTGAGCACTTCGGTCGCCAGCCGGTAGCACCAGCCCAGGCAGCGATAACTTTGGGTAAAATACTGGGGCAGAAGATCGCGATTGCGAGCGCCCGGCAGAAGTCACGCTTCGCCCAGTCGCGTGGTCAGTTCGACCCAGGCCAGCAGGTAGTCACCCTCACTGGAATCACTCACATACCGCGTACTGCGCATGAGATAGCGCACGCGATCAGTGCCCTGTATGGGCTGGACCCCCGCACTGGTCCAGCTGCAGCTGAGCTACTGCGGCTGGGCAACAATGGATCACTGCCACCCAACCAGGCTAACCCTGTCCAGTACACGCGGGAAGAGGGGCTCGCTGAATTTATCTTTGGCGTCATGGTCAACCCTGATGCCATCGCTACTATCGCACCGATGATGATGGCGCGCTACACCGCTGCTGTCAAAGATGGTGGCGTGCCTAAGGCAATCCGCGACGCTATCCATGCATATGGCGAAGAGATCCGCCTGATCTCTGGGCTGGGGCGAGCGGAGCAGAACCGACTCGGCGCGTTTGCGTGGGGTGACGAGCGTGACAGCCTCGGCGCCCGCATCAAGAAAAAGTTCTACGGTGACAAGGATGCCCCAGGGTTTCAGCCCTCTGACTTCGATCGCTTCGCCCACTCGACTACCAATCCGATCGCGATGTTCCAGTCAGCGATGCGTGATGCGATGGGCGCGAAGGATCGCACGGTTGACGAGCTGCTGCCGTCTTCGAATCCCATCATCGGCGCACGCCTGCTGGCTGGTCATGCCGGTAAGATGTATGACTACTTTATGAACGGGGTGTTCGACTTCCATGGCAAGCGTCGCGACGGCGATGTCGGTCGCAACGCCAAGGACCTGTACAAGTGGTTCGACGGCTTGACTAGGGCCCAGATCGAAGCCGACGTGCAGATGACTGCGACCCTTATGACAGCCGAGCGCGTGATCGACGTCGCGGTTCTAAAGGCTGAGCGCAAGCAGTTGCAGGCTGAGATCAAGTCACTGACCAAGACGCTTGGCGCAGCAGAGCGTGCTAATAATGGCGACCTGGCCGAGCTGCTGTTGTCAGAGATCGAAGAGGCAAAGAACGAGCTTGCGCAGACAAAGGACTTCGCCGATATAACGTCGCCCCTCGGCCTGGGCCTACTACCTGAGGTCGACGCTGCCCGTGAGATCATCCAGGACCTTGAGCAAAACCAGCCAGTTCGCCTGGAGCGCATTAAGAAAGCTGCAGCTGAGTACAGAGCGTTCAGCGAATCCTTCCTGACCTATTCGGTTGAGGGTGGGCGCATGTCGCAAGAGGCATTCGACCGGATCAAAAAGAACAACGGTCACTACGTTGCCATGCGTCGCGAGATGCTGGCCTATGCTGGTGAGCGCCTGGCGATCGGCGGCGGATCTTCAAAGGGCAACCCGACGTCGTTCACTAATGTCGGCAAGGTCACCAACGCTGTCGTTAAGTTCACTGGCAGCGAGCGAGCGATGCTCGACCCATACCAGGTACTATGGGAAGCAGGCAGTCGCATCGTTGGCGAGACGGATCGCAACGCAGTCTGGCAGAACGTCGTTCACTTGGTCTTGCCTGATGCGGACACCTCGGCGGCGTCGAAGGGATTCCTCTCCTCGATCGTTCGGCGCACAGCTCTCGACGAAGCCAACTCAATCCCCGTGTACTTCGATGGAGTGAAGCAGAGTTACGTCGTCCATCAGGATGTCCTGGCCGAGGTGACTGGCTACGCTGATTCCCACATCAAGCTGCCAATGCTGTTCGGCCTACCAGCTCGCATCCTGAAGGCAGGTATCCTCAACTTCCCAGCGTTCGGGATACGTCAGCGGAACAAAGACATCCAGGAGCGCGCTGTTATCTCGCGGACGGCCCCGTCGCTGGCGTCACTGCCTGGCATCAAGTCGTTCTTTGTAGACTTTGTCAGGGTCTGGAAGCCTGTCGACAGTGAGATGGTGTCGCTGCTGCTGCGATTCGGCGGCGACCAGGTCCACAGCTTTATGAAGGGACCGGCGGAATGGCATTCGATGCAGCGGGGGATCTCCAGGGAGTTAGAGAGTGATTCGAATGTCGTCGTCACTTCCTTCGCAGCACTGACTAAGGCTTATGACAACTACTTCGTATCAGGCGGCGATCGTGCGACGCGGGTTATTGAATATGAAAGCGCTTACAAGAAAGCTAAGGATGAGTTGGGCTACGACGACTACAACGCACACCTCTATGCAGCGTTCAATGCCCGTGACCTGATGGACTTCTCTATGGCTGGTGAATACCTCCAGGTCGTCAGGCAGTGGACAGCCTTCGGCGCGATCCCCGCCCAGGCAATGCGCAGGCAGCTCCGGTTTCTGGGTGAGGGTAAGGGTGCGACCGGCACTGGCGACCTTGCGGTGAAGCACGCGATGCTTGCCCTTCCGAAGCTCGCGGTGTTTGGGACTATTAGTGGACTGATGGGTCGGGCTTTGATACATGCGATCGGTGGCGATGCCGAGAAGGAATACCAGCGCATGTCGACATCACAGCGGCATCTGTACAATAACATCCCGTTGATGTTCGACGGCAAGGTGCAGTGGATATCCATCCCGCGACCCTACGAGGTCGGACTCTTTGCTGCAGCTGCCGATCTGCTGTACAGCGACATCCTGACAGATGAGGTCGACCCCTGGCAGGGGTTCGTCGGATCTGCCCTGCACCTAATCTCTCCGGTGAGCGACGAGATGATGGCTGGCCCGGCGCGAGCCCTAATTGAGGCGACGACCGGCTACGACTTTTTCCGTGAGCGATTCATCATTCCACCCTGGGACCTGGGGCGCCCATTACATGAACGCGGTGGCATCTCAAGAGCCTCCCGCGTATCGAAGCTAATCGGTGACATCGCAGGCTTCGATGCCAGGCGTCTCGATCAGTTCATCAAATCCAGCCTGGGCTATTTCGGCAAGACAATCCTTGATGTCAGCAACATCGGACGCGACGACGTCCAGGGTTTTAGCTTCAATCCATTCTACCTGACGACCAACGTCGTTGGCTTAACTAAGGCCCAGGCTGAGAGTGCTGCACGACCAGTTCAGGCAGTGTTCGAAATCACTAAGAACGATGGTCGTATTCGTGAGATGCGTCAGTACAAAATGATGCGCAAACACATGCGGCAGATGTTCGATACCAAGAAACCAGAACTGCGCCAGCGATCGCGTGAGCGGATGATTGCAGCAGCCGAGAAGCTGATTGTCCAATACGAGAAGCGCTACGCAAACAAACCACCAAGGTGACACTATGCCAGACCAGATCAAAATGCAGCTTACCGTCGACGCAACCGTCGCTACCGCTACCTACACCGACTTGACCGCTACGAACAGTGCCAGCCAGAACAATAACCGCAATTGGCTGCAGATCGACAACGAAGATGGCGTTGCCTTTTACTGGGTTGCGAGCTGCGCTGTAGCCCCGCCAGCGTTCAACACCAACATGGTTAAGGTCGCCGCCACGACTAAGCACATCGTTATAGACAGTAAGGTTCCGCTCGGCAAGGTGTGGGTGTACCACGCCACCGGTAGTAATCAATCATTCAAACTGTGGGAGGGCTGACATGAGTTGGAGCTATCAAGGCAGTGCGGCGCACGCAGCGAGCCACAAGCTCGGCGGCGCCGATGTCATAGAGGAAAAGACGTTGGTCGCCCAGAACGGCGCAGGTTATTCAAACTATGTGATGAGCGGCTGGGGCCTATTTTTTGCTGGCACTGCGTCTGATCAAACCAGCTCGACCGATTTTTCATCTGATGGGATGGGATTTAAACAAACGAGCCAAGCCGTGTCTGCCACAGGCGCAGTATACAACTGGCCGTTCTCGGCTGCGCTTGATACTGGCGGTCTGATAAAAACGCGCACGAAGGTCAAGCTCGACACCGTTGCGACTGTTCGATACTTTTATGGCTGGAGTTCCGACAATGCATACAGTACAATGGCCGATGATGACCCGGCGACGTATCAATGCGGCTTCCAGTTCTCGACCGCTCGCGGCGATACAAATTGGCAAATCGCTCTGGATGACAACGGCACGCAGGTGCTCACCGATACCGGATTAGCTGCGGCGGCTGGCGTGTACTGGTTCGAGATCGATATCGTCGCGGCTGGATCTTGCAAGTTTACGATCCAGAACGGCGCCGGCGCCGAGCTGTACAGCGCGACGATCTCGGCCAATGTTCCGAGCGCCGGTAATTTGATGTACTACGTCCAGGGCGGCGAAACCCAGGCGGCTGCGGCAATCAATCCCATCACCTACTGCGTACAGGTATACTCACCATGATAATTGAATTTAAGGGTGTCGGCGTCGTTGAACACCTCGACACAATTAAGTCCGAGTTCATTGCGCTCGGCAAATATGGGCAGAATACGCGAAGCGCGGATTGCGTCGCCGTTGACTGCTCGCCAGATCTTAATGCTGCGGAACAGCAGACCATGACCAACCTCGGCACAACCATCGGGTGTGATAGCGTAACGGTAAATTAAACAGGAGTGGAAATGAGTCCCATCGGCGACGAGACTAATCTGGACATAAACCTCAAATGGTTAATCCAAATAGTCGTAATGGTAGGCGCGGTTGTCTGGGGGTATTTCACGTTGACTTCACACATCAGGCAATTGGAAATTGAAGTGCTGCGGATGCAGGACAGCGTGATACAGAATGCCGAATTTAGAATAAAATGGCCCTTGGGGGAATTGGGCGCGTTGCCAGACGATGCCGAACAGAACATGCGCCTAAAACATTTAGAAGAAAAAGTCGAGAAAGCGGAAATACAGATTGACCGCTTGAGGATTCGCGATGCAGCAGCCACCACCAACACACCTGAGGAATTGAAATGAGGAAAACCGCGTTCATCATCGTTGTCGCTTTCGCCATGTCCGGGTGCGCAACAGTACAAATGCCGATGGCGGAAGGATCGGACCAGGTAATGACGTTCAAAGGATTTGCGTCGAACATGACGATTGATTTACCGGGTGGATTTGATGCCGATGGAAATCCACTTACCGGTAAAACTGTCAACATCAATGCACACATTCTGGAAGGCCCCGCGGTAGAGGCCCTGAAGTCCATCGCCCCGTTTGCTGCGATGGCGGTTCAATAAAATTGGACGTAGTCGATACAGCGCACGCTCAGCACTTCATCCAAGCGATCACTGGATGGGCTGGTGGGTTGTTCGTTGCCGGATGCGTGGTCCTGATCTTCCGCACGACGATTCAAAATGTCGTGGCCGGAATATTATTCAAAAGAGGCGCTGAATTAAAACTGGACCAAACGGTGTTGATTAGCAAGCGGAAAGCCAGGTTGGTGCGTGTTGGAATTTTAAAAACTGTTTTTTATATGGACAATGGAAACCAAAGAAAGATGATCGTGCCTAATTCACAGCTGGTACAATTAACCTTGGAAGTGATCTTGGAAGAACACATAACAGAAGAAAAAAAAGGAAATGAATAATGATCGCCAGACCGACGCAAGCAAGAGCCTGAGCGACATCCTTAAGGGCGATCCCAGCATCGACGCTGCGCCATAGATCAATTTATCGATCGCTCGCGCAACGGCTGGGTTGGCGATCGATTCACGGGCTGGCTTTGTTACGGGAGTGGCAGGGCCAGTCCACCTTTTTGGAGATTAGGGGGCATGAATCACATAGAAGATTTACAGAAGGAGCTGCAACTGCAGACGGCAGCAATCAACAAGATGACCGTGTGCCTTGAGACGTTGACGGTGCAGTTCACCTATCAGCAGGCGAGCCTCGATCGGCTGTGGAAGATTGTGTGGGGCGTGATCTCATTCACCTTCGTTGCGGTCGGCTGTGCCTTGACTGCCCTGGTGGTCAAGTGAGTACCTGGATCAGGCTGGCCGAAGCTGCCGCCAACATCTACGACGCAACCGACCGAACCAACTACGGTGGCGTCGAGTTCCGTACAGAGATGATACAGGATATCCCGACGTTCGTCATTTGCGGGACCAACCACGGGACTCGACCAGGCTGGTGGCGACGAATGCTCGGCTGCTGCCGTGATTGGTTGACAAATATCCAGCGCCAGCAGATAGCTATTCAGATCGGCGGATCTCGCGTCAAGATCCATGCAGGATTCTGGCGAGCTGCGTGCGAGGTTGATCGATACTTCGAAGCCTGGGCCGATGATCGTGATGGCAAGGTCGCACTCGCTGGCCACAGCCAGGGTGCGGCAATCGCAGCGTGTCTCGCGATCCTGTATGAGCATCGCAACCCAGGTAAGATCGCGCACCTCTGCTTACTCGCCTGTCCAAAGGTCGGCGACGCGAAGCTGGGCCAGTTATTCCGAGCGCTATTCCAGCCATTCCAGTATCGGCTGTTCGCACGGAAACTCGACCCGATCGTGCATCTGCCGACCGTTGGGTACAAGCCACTGGCGAAGCGGACGTGGTTGCCGTCCAGGCTTAATGGAAAGCTGGATCACGCAGCACAGGAGTACGTCCGCGAGCTCAAGGATCTGGAGGCTGCGCATTGAATTTCTTTTCTATTGAGTCACGGAATTGATCACGGTCAGGCGTCTCTCTTGGTATGCGCTGTAATCCTATCCCCTGTCTGGAACTCCCCTCATTTGGAGCCGAGCTTTTCATCTTAGTAACGCCGTGGCTATCTGGCTTGAACTTGGGGGACGTCGTGCCCACCAAGTGCCGCCGCCATTTGCGCGCATCGTGGAGGATAGTGCGAGCAGGTTCCACAACACCACGAACGTGTCCGGGGAGAACTTCATGGGCTCAACCCCTTGGTTCTACAGGCACTTACTCGCAAAAATACAGCTATAAAGAAACTTTATAACTCACGCTATTTAGCCGCTTTCTCCGCTTGTAATGTGATTACTGCGCTGCAAGTTGATCTCTGTAACCAGGGGGTGCTAATGCCAGATGTAACGAATTTCTTGACAGTCAAACAAGTCGCCGAGCGGCTCAGTATGGAGCCTGAACAGGTGCGTAGCTGGATCGCAGCTGGCAACCTGGTTAGCATCCAGCCGACCCGCCCAAAGCGCGCAGGTGGTGAGCGTCGCGGTCGTCACCCGCACTATATTAACGAGGCCGAACTGCAGCGCTTCATAGCCGCGAGCCTGGGCTAATGATCGCGATCGAAGCTATCCGGGTCGGCAGGTCCTACAGAATTTCCCACGCTGTTCTGCAGCAGTGGATCAACAAGCAACGAGTCACATCCCAGGAGGGACCCACAATATGAGACTCAGCCGCAGTACACTCGACCAGCTCGTCACCAAAGTGAGGGCGAAGACCAAGCGACCCATCATGCTCGGACGCACCGCCAGCTCCTATGAGATTGAGGACTGGTCGGACCCCGATAATATCGAGATCCCATACTCAGGATCAGCTGGCGAGATCGTCGCGTACCTGTGTGGTCTCGGCGACGTCCCTCAGCCCCGTGAGTCCACAACCGCCGCCGATGCCCTTTGAATATCAACTATACCTGTGGGTGGCTGCGGTCGTGATTACCTCGATCGCAGCCACCAGGGTACTGGAGAGTTAAGATGGAACTATCACAACACTTTATCGACCTGGCCCAACCCTTTGGGCCTGACGGTTACAAAGAGGTCCGCTTCGGCCAACGCTCATTCACCTGCGTCGATGCTTACCATATTGTCGAACGACTCACTGAGGTGTTTGGATTATGTGGGCGGGGGTGGGGCTTCGACAGCTTGGACTTCATGGAGTATGAGAAGTTCGTCTCCTGCCAAGGGGCAATCTGGTATAGGCTCGCCAGTGATGCGACTGACTCTATTGCCGACTGGCCTGTGTACTACGTCCACGCCAGTGGCGACGGTCGCATCCAGGGTGACAATGTCCCCGAAGCTCGCAAGATGGCGCAGACTAATATGCTGTCGAAGGCGTCGTCATTCCTTGGCGTCGGTCTGGGCGTGTACAAAGGGATGGGGCACGACGACCCGTACCTCGCCAGCCAGGCCAGTAGCCCAGTGGTCACCCAGGACGCTCCGCCGAAAATTGAGCCCGGCGATGTCAAGCCAATATCCGCTAAGCGGGCCCAGCAGCTGACAGCAATCGGTGTCGCGGCGTTTGGCGAGGGGTGGCCAGATGCGCGCCTGCCGATGGTTCTGGCCGTCACCAAGAAGCGGACGGTCACTATTGACGACCTGTCGGGCGACGAGTGCGAGCGGATGATCGCAGCGATCAAATGCAATCAAGCAGGCAGCGCGAAGTATGGCGCCGAATGGGGAGCGAAGCGGACGAACTGGCTGGGCACACAGAATGTGACGGACGTTGTCGAGCTGTCCCAGGTCCGCATTGAGCAAGCGATCAGCAAGTTGGAGGCACCATGAAAAAGCACTTTAGCCTACACCAGTTCCGCATGCTCACTGAATGCCCTGCTAAGTGGCACGCCTATGCTCGCGAGGACTGGCAGTTGCCACCGCCCAGCGATGAGATGCGCGCCGGTAATCTGTTCGAAGCGGTCGCAACCGGGACTCAGGGCGAAGACGCTGATAACATGTACGTCCGGGGCGATCGCGACAAGGGATTGAAAAAAATATTTGCCGATGCTGCACAAGCTGGCGATGAGTTTGCACGGCATGATCACACTGCCCCGTATGTCACGGGCACGTATCAGCACAGGCTGGAGGGTGAGCTGTTCGGGGTCAACTGGCTTGGATTCGTAGACGTCCTGCAGGCCGATCGATTTATCGAGCTGAAGTGCCTGGGTAACTGGCGCGACCAGTACGACGTTGCGGCTCGACGCTACAAGGCCTGGTACTGGTCATACGAGCTACAGTGCAGCCTGTACAAGCACCTACTGCAGCAGGACGTGGAGTTATGTCTGTCGGCCACCCCTGTGCTGGTCGCAGTCAATCGCGGCAATGGTGCAGTTGTGCCCGTCGAGTGGGTGTCGATCCGTGAGCCTGGGGTGATCATTGATGAGGCGTCGCAATACCGCTGGCAGATGCCGTTCGTTGAAATCGCAGAGCAACTGGCCGAGTGGTTGCAGTCCACGCTGCCGCCACCGTTGCCGAGGTGCGGGACGTGCGACGTGTGTGCGATGCTCGACCCTGTTGCGATCGAGGTCGATGGCATCGGAGGCATGGATCGTCGGTGATGCAGGCGCGCAGTTGTACATCCATAAGGGGATGATGGCATGACATGGAAACAGGGGGACATCTGCGAGGTAACGCTTGCAGCGCTCAATCCAAAGGCGCAGTCGGGCCAGGTCGTGCGTTGCCGAATCATGGCAGTGACCAACCGCTACGCATCGGTGATCAGGACGGACCGGCGGCAGCAGACCAGACATAGCGTCCTGGTCGCCCAACTTAAAAAAATTAGTGAGGGTCATGGTGGGTAGAAAAACAACACCGACGCAACGCACGCTCAAAGTCTTCCGGGAATTAGGTGTGCGCGCTGGCATCGTCGAGCGACGCATCCAGGCAGGACCGGGTCGACCGTTCGGCCATAGTACTGACCTGTTCGGCATCATCGACATCATCGCTCTCGACGTGGCGCATGCTCGCGGCATCATCGGGGTGCAGGTGTTCGGGCAAACGGGCTGGACAGCGCATGCTCGCACGATCTGCGAGGAGAGGGAAGAGGAGACCCGCGACTGGCTGCTGTGCGGAGGTCAGCTGCAGCTCTGGGGCTGGCGTAAAGTAAAAGTGAAGCGAGGGGGCAAGGCGGTCGTCTGGCGACCGCGCATCGGCAATGTTATTTTGATTAACGACAAACCAACAATCGAGGAGGAGTAGCATGTTTAACATTGACGGCAAAGTGGTCGACATCGTATCGGAAGATATCGAGAGCAAAAAGGACCCAGGCACGACGTACCCGAAGATCCACATCGTGGTCGACATCGGCACGGCAGGTGAAACATACAAGGAGATCGCTGTCGAGTTTTTCGGACGTGACTGCGACAAATGCGAAGGCATCAATCGTGGTGACCACGTTGTCGCGTACATCAACCTCAAGGGCGGCAAGGGTGCCAACTCTGGTCGTTACTGGCTGGGTGCGTCAGGCGTGTCAATCGAACGTGTCGCATCAGCAAGCACAACGGCGATGCCGATAGAAGACAATGACATCTTCTGAGCTGAGTTTCCCAGCAGAATGGGAAGGTAGATTTGGCAACATGCCCAGCATGGGTGCGTCGGTGATCAAGCGCTTCGGCGCTGACACCAGTCCGACCCTCTGGCTGCAGCTGTTGGACATCGCTGTCGAGCGGGGGCACTGCACGCATGACAAGCCCCTGCTCCCGGCGCTGACCAGCTGCCGCGCAGCAGCAATCGCTCGGTCGATGCCGGTGAGCAATAGCACGCCGAAACTGCGCGGTCGGTATGCAACGGGACGGGACATCGACATCGTGGTACGCGCTCGACAACACTGCACCGCCAGCTATTTGGTGCGCTTGTGTAATTATTTAACCAACACGATCCCCAGCGAGGAGGACTACGCACAGCTGGAGCGCGAGCTGCCCCAGCGCGCCGTCGACCGCTCTCCCTGGGTGGCACTCGCAGAACAAATGCGGGCGGATACTTAATGACAGAAAACCACAAGAAGTTCCTGGCGCACCTGAAGGACAGCTCGTCTGCCGTATTCAGGTCGCTGCTATGTTTGCTCGGCATGGCCCTGGTGAGCGGTATCGACGCGGGAGCGCTATGAATGAGTTGGCACTATTCGCAGGCGCTGGTGGAGGAATACTCGGAGGCATGCTCAGTGGATGGCGAACGGTTTGCGCTGTTGAGATCGAGCGATATGCCCGCGACGTACTGCTGGCACGACAGAACGACAGAATCCTCGAACCTTTTCCAGTATGGGACGACGTGCGAACCTTCGATGGGCGACCCTGGCGAGGACTTGTTGACGTGGTATCGGGCGGATTTCCTTGTCAAGACATCAGCGTTGCGCGAGCGATGTGGGGACGCGAGGGCATTAGGGGCGTACGATCCTCTCTATGGTGGCAGATGTTCAGAATTATTGAACAGGTTCGACCGGCCTATGTATTCGGTGAAAATTCACCAGCACTGCGAACAAATGGACTCTGTGAGATCATCGAAGAACTTACCGGCATCGGGTATGCTTGTCGATGGATCACTCTCGGGGCTGACGCTGTTGGACTTAATCATCGTCGACATCGACTATGGTTCTGCGCAACTGCCGACACCGACGGCTCGGGATTGGAAGGACACGCTCGGCATGAATCCGAAACGGAAGGACGGCAAGACACGCCTCGACCGCTTGCCGATGTTGCTTTTCGATCATGCCAGGGCTGCGGGTATATCTACGACGACGAACTGGGCAAATACGGATGTCCGAATTGTCACGCTGAGGGGCCAGGTGGAAGTTATGATTACGGGTCGGGACTACTGCCCCGAGTTGTCGGAATGGCTGATGGGATGGCCGATCGGGTGGACAGACTTCGAGCCATTGGCAACGGTCAAGTTCCAGCAGTGGCAGCGCTCGCATGGGATATCTTGAGCAACGGCGAAATCTAACGAAAATAATACACCGTCGGACGTGTAAAGGAGTTACTGAAAATGAGATGGTCGCGACACTGTATCCTTGGCTGGGTGGTGGTCGCGGTGCTAACGTCTACCTGCGGGACAGTAGCTACACCGCAGGTAGATGAAGGCATGTACAACAAAGACTTCATTACGCCAAAAGCGGAACTACACTTACACCTACACATGCTGCAGATACATCAACCGCAACGCGCACGCGGCTACTGGATATAGCCGAGGAATTGACTACTATGGACATAGTCGCCTGCATATCATGCGGGTGAGTGGGCGAGGAGAGCGAGGCTCCCTGCCAGACCTACGGCACCGGCACCACTGACAGCCTGTGCGACTTCCCAGGCGCGTTGTACAGCTGCCCTGATTGCACCGACCCCTGTATGCCTGTTAATTCGCTGCAGCATGACGCCCCTGGGGACGAGAAAGGCCCGACCCGCACCTGAGTGCAGATCGGGCCCTATGTGGCTCCTCGTACGCCTATGCGTTATCCAGGGCTCTTTTGATGCCCTTGTTGATTCGACCGTCCCCCAGCTGCAGGGCCTTCTTGCGCTGCGCATCCGTGAGCCTGATCGAGGTGTTGGCACCGCTCCCTGCTCCCGCCGTGCGCCACCAGCACGCCAGCGGGTGATCGCTATTGATGTCGACCTCCAGCCGCTCGCCCTTTGTGATGCGCCTGAGGTGCACCAGGGTGCTGTCGCCGCGTACCAGCTGCGTCGACCGTGGCACGCCAGCGATCTTAGCCTCGCGTCGCGTTATATTCCGCTCTTCAAAAATATTAAGTGCGCCTTTCATTTGACTGCTCCGGTGTTGGGTTGTAGTTTATTAGCGCTTAATACCTCTCCAGGGTGGAGGGCACCGCAGCCCCGCTCGGCCTTACGGTCTAGCGGGGCTGCGCTTTATTCAGCCTTCTGCCCCAGCCTCCATGCCCTGGAGGCGTTGCTGGTAAATACCCCAGAATGTCGGGTCGAGGCTGATCGCCTGACCGCTGCAACTCCGGCCCCACCAGGTCCCATACGCGTTGTCGAGCACCGCCTCGCCGACCCGACGCAGGTGACCATGCACCCAGTCGTCGGTGATTAACCACCACTCCAGAACCTCGGTGTCGCTGGCTTTATCCTCCACCTGCTCCTGCCACATCTCTATGGTGTCCTCCTCATGGTAGCCAACAGACGCCGCCGCGCAGAACCCGCGATGATCCTGGTCGTAGCTCGCGTCGCCACTAAGGAACACGTAGCCCCCGTCGTGGTAGCGCACCCGCACATCAATCTCGCAGACGGTGTCGTCAACCTCCCCCTTGACTGCTGCCAGCCAGGCAAGCAGTTCGCCGCGATCGACGTCAGGCGCATTCCCGCCGCCTGGGGCACGATGGCCCCAGACCTCTGCTGCCTGCTCCAGAAGCTGCTCGATCAGGTCGTCCGCGACGATGTCGTCTTCGGTCTCACCGACCACCTCAGGGACGTCGATCCCGTGCGCGTCGAGGTACTCGCGACACTGAGCCAGGCCCCAGTCGCTGGGGTCCGGTCGCAGGCCTGCGACATTGTCCCAGGACCACTCGTCGTCCTTGCCCATCAAGTCGTCGACCAGCGAGCCCTGATGCGCGACACAGGCGCTGTTGATGCGGTCTTCGATGAAGCTGCGCTGATCGTTGCTTGCGTTGCTGTAGTGGATGTTACTCATTGTACTGCTCCGGGGTTGGTGGTTGTGGTTACTGCTGTGTCGTCGTGCAACGGTGCTTCTTCGGGGTCCACTAACTGCCGCCACGGGCTAAGGGTGGCCTCGATCAGGTCGAATGCCTCGGCCCACGTCTGCGCCTCCCACGCATCATTGACGGGCGCACCGAGATACAGACGGCACTCGATCCGGTCGGGTTCAGCGCCGCACTCGTCGCCATACGTGAAGTGCTTGTACTGCACGGAGAACGCTCCGCCGCCCTGCGTTGCAGCGATTGCTGCCAGTTCTGCGTTTGCCTGTGCGAATGTCATATAGTTTTTTCTCCGGGGGTGATGGGGGTCGCGGCCCCCGTTTGTGTTTAGGACAACGCAGCAAGAACTGCGTCGGTTTCAGAATGGTCGTACACGTCACGCAGCAGCATCGGCGAGGTGCCAACAATGCGCACAATCAGGTCGCGATCAACACCCGCTTCGATCAAAGTAGTGACAAATAAGTGCCGCCAGGAATGGAACCCCCTGACAACCCTGCCGGTGGCGGCATCTGCCGTAGCAATGCCAGCCCCCCGTAGGTGATCCATTAGCATCTGGCTCAGGGTCTTCTTGTCGGAAACGTACCATGCTGCCAGTTCAGGTAGGATATACTGGTCGTCGTGGTCGCCCCACTGCTCCAGCTCAGCGATCAGTACGGGGTGCATCGGGATGCGTACCGGCCTTCCGCGCTTGCTAGTGGTGACGGCAATAGTGCTGCCGTCCAAGCTGCTCCACTGCAACTGGCAGCAATCGCCCCGACGCATGCCGGTATAGCGTCCGATGACATGCAGTGTGTGAAACTCGCGGCCACCCCGCCGACAGTACTTCTCCCGGCCACGCAGCTCGGCGTGGTACTGGAAGATCAGCTCCTGATCCGCCTGGCTGAACGGCTCCTTATTGACCGTATCCAGGCGCGGTGCTTGCGTCTTCTTCCAGGGGTTGCGACGCGCTTCGAAGAGCGCCTCCCACACGGCCATCAGCGTCGCCCTGTGTGTCCTGACCGTTGCCGGTGCGCAGGTCATCTGCTTGAGATAAGAGACTGATAGGTCGCTGTCGATGTCGTCGACTGTGAGCCCCTGTGCAGTAGCCCAGCGCCCAAAGACCCCCAGGCGGCACTTGTGGTTGTACATGGTATCGACGGTCAACTCCTGGTCTCGGAGCGGAGCGGAATCGAAAGCCTCGTACAGGTTGCCGATGATAGCTGCGCTGACCTTCGCCGGTACTACAGCTACTTG